GGCGACGTGATCGGAAACCGCATTTTGACCGTGCCGCAAAAGTCCGGTAACGGCCGTCATAGAAGAAAATCCCCAGTCTATACCGCCGATAACCTCCATTCCGACCTCGTACGCGTACGGGTTATCGTATCGATCGTCAAAAATAGCCGCGTCGATCTTTTCCGGATCAAGAACGAGTCCGATCGTCGACGGCCGCGATCCCATATATTCGACGAGGAAGTAATCAAGCGTCGGTTTATTTCGCCAAGCGTTGATAATGTTTTCGATTCGTACCCAACCTTCCGGATCACCGTTTCGGCCGGCCGTGAGTTCTTTTAACTTTTGAAGATCGCCGATCTGCTCGTTAAGCTCCGGATCGTCAAAGATCGATCGGTCGAAAGTCTGAACAACGTCGATAATATCCCATTTAAAACGAAACCAGCCTCGTTCGGTCGCGTTATCCCATATATCTTGATACAACCCGAAAGCCTTGTGAAAAGTCGACGTCATAACCCGAAGCGGCGACGGCGACGTGTCGACCATAGGAAGGGCCGAAAGCAAAAGACCGTCGTCGGTTTCGCACGCCTCGTCTGCGAATAGTCCGTCCGGGTGAGGGCCGCGAGCTTGTTTCGGCGAGGCGGTGATCGCTTTAAAGTATTTTCCCTTGTCGGATTTCGTCTCCGACATTTTAGGCTCCGAGGCCAGCGCGTCCGTAATCGCCGGATCCGAGTAACAAGAATCGCGGAAATAGTTATATACGATCTGCGCTTGCGCTTCCGATCCGGCCATATCGACGATCGATTTACCTTGAAATAGCCATTTCGAGAATCCGACTTTACCGAGGATCATTGATTTACCACCTCCACGCGGCCCGGCGACAATGATATTCGGGTGCGTCTCGTACCAAATAAGCGCGTAAAGTTGTCGGATCTTCGACGGGAAAAGAACGTCCGGTTCGTATACGTTATGAAAAAAGATCGGCTTCTCGCCGTAGGTACTACGAAGCGCTGTAAGATTGCTCGCGGAAAGGTTCTTGAAGCGATCCACGGCGTCGAAGTAACTCCGCTCGTTGAAGTGCGTTTGCGATTGTGTCATAGAAAAGTTTTTGTTCTTCGGCCGGTAATACGGATATTATCGCGCGAATATCGTCGTTTGCGAATCGTTCTTTGTACTCGACGACCTGCTTCGGCGTCCAACCTTCGACGTAGGCAAGCCAAAGCGAAACGTCGCCGGCCATACCGTAACGGGCGATCCGGTTAAAGAGCGCGGCCAAGACGTCGGACGTTTTATCTTTACCCCATTCCATACGCTCGTATTCGACCCGGTGCGGAAAGTCGAAGCGCTTCTTCCAGTTCGTGAGCGTGTTTATATGAACCCCGTATTTATTCGCGAAGTCTGTTTGATATGGCGGCCGCTTGTAATAGGGCGATTGCGGATCTTTAAGCTGTTTTTCGGTAACTCCGAGCATTTCCCACTTTTCGTATGTAGGTAATGCGTACCACTTCACAAAGTCGTTATAGATCTCCTCGTAATCCGGCGGACGAACGACAAGTTCCATTCCCGGAGTAACGCCGATATTCTCGGGTTTTTTAACTTCCCCTTGATCCTCGTTTTCCGGGGCCGGATTCACATTTTGATTTTGATCTTCGTTCATAAAAATATCGCTTCGCTACTTGCTTATTTCCATTCTAACAAAAAGATTCGCGGTTTGTGATTCCTATTGTGAAATAAAGCGGATCATACGTGCATAAGAGAAAGGCCGCCCAAGACGTGCTAGAGCGGCCCCGTACCCGTTCCCCTCGCTTTTATGCGGCCCGAGACACGAACCGCTCCAAGTGATCGGGATACCAGTTCGCCGGCATTTTGTCGGCCGGGATCTCTTGTTCGATCGCCTCGTGGCAATCCCAACAAAAGAGAACGGTTACGTCCCGGAACTCGAATCCGGAATCCCTGTAATGGCGACGAGGCCATACGTGGTGCGCGGTGAGGCGACGGATCTTCTGACACTTCGTACAACGGCCGATCGAGCCGGATTCGTGTCCGAGGCGTTCCGTAGCCAAGATCTCGAATAGCATTGTTCACCTCTTGCGGTTACGGGAACGAGCGCGAAGCCACGGGCGACGGATAGGGCGAACGTGAAGCGAGGCGGAAGTACCGCACGCGGTACTAACGCAATCGCGACACGAGCGTCCAGGCCGAAGCACGCATTGACGAGGGCGACGCGGAAGAAGGATCGCGGCGAGCAAGGCGGCGAGTGAGTTTCGCATAGCGAGGATTAGGGCTAGAAGGAACAAGAACGCAAAACGCCCCCCGTTAGGAGAGCGTATATACGTTACGTGGCGGTAGCGATCGAGCGTCGTTTTACTGAACAATCGATCAACATACCTTTGCTTATTATAGCCGTTATCTAGGCCAATAAAAGCGAAAGAATGTTTATATCTACTTGTCTTTCATTATCCCGGTCGCCGGATCGAACTTCAACGATTTGTACTTTTCAATATCTTTTCGAAGCATATCTTCAACGTCGTTTTCCTCTACCCATTCGATCAATCCCTTGACCCGGGCGATCCCTTCGAGAACAACGGTTATTTCTTCAATGCGAGACGATAGAAGTTCTTCTTTCGTCTTTTTGCGTGGATACATTTTCCCGGTGTTCGGATTAAGCTCGTTTACCTGAATAAGTTCGCCGTCTTTATGGCGACGGGCGAGTTCATATGTCGGAATAAGCGAGGCGAGGCGATCGTATAGAGCGTCAAGCTGTACGTTAAAAGACGCAATGATCCGTTCGGTAAGCTCCCCTTGTGCTTCCGGATCCGGAGACGGGCCGTCTGATTCTTCCGGAATAACCGGATCTTCGACGGGTTCCGGAACTGATTCCGGTGCTTCTTCTTCCGGGGTTACAGGATTTTCTAAATCGGTTTCGCTTGCTTTTGTAGGCATATTTCGGTTCGGTTATTTAGTATTTCTTTATAATATCATTAAAACTTTTACGCTTGATTCGCCGGTTTTTGAGTATTCAAAGTCGAACGATCCGACGAGCCATTTATCTTGCTTGAAAAGTGCGTCGGCGAACGTACCGAAGACGTTTTCCGGATCTCCGTTATTCTTCTTCGCCCACGAAATAAAGATATGCATTTCGGCCTTCGTGTAGTCCTGAACGATAACCGGTGCTTTTGACTCGTACCGGGCCGCCTCGAACTCGTTTTTGCATACCCGGACACGTTCGAAGCCGTTTAAATCATTGCGAAACTCGATCGCTTCATAGAACGCCTTTTGAATCTTCTTTTTGAACTCGACGTACTTTTGCGCTTCGGGCGTCCAGTGCATACGGCCCGTCTTTTTGATCTTCCCGATCGGGTTTATTCGTTCGTCGTGATAGAGACGCTTTGCTTTGCGGTCGAAGCCTACGGATCCTCTGACGTCGAACTCGATAAATAAGCGGTTATTGTCTTTATGCTTTCGGAGATATTCTTCGGTTACGGCGAGCATTAACGCCCATTATAGGCTATTCAAGAACTCTTGATTTGCCGAACTGTCGCGTTCTTCTGAAAGTCCGGTTCGTTTCGATCCCTTTCGAATGATCTCGACGAGCTTTTGTTCGCTGATAGTAAAACGACAATCCCGATTATTGCATTTATGTCTGTCGCCGTACTGTTCGAGCGGCCAAGAGCATTTAGGGCATAAGTAATCCCGGAGATTTGACCACTTCATAGATTTATATCGCCCCGGCGTCGGAAGTCGCGAACGCCCACAGTACGAAAAGGATAAAGAGCCATATCGGGCTAGTGAATAAGATCGCGGTTAATATCACTTTGTTTTTATCTGATAGTTTTTTCATAGATTTATTTTAGCGCGTCTGATAACTCGTAAACTTTAACTTCTTCCGGAGTCCGGACGAGAAGATCGACGGATCGGGAACTATATTTCACGTAATCGAACTCGTCTTTTGTAAGCTGTACAACGGGCGCGAAGCGGTGTCGGAGCCGCCGAAGTGCTTCAAGTCGGTGATTTCCGTCGGTAATAACGAACTTCTTTCCGTTAAAATACGCCGGCATAACTCGCCCTTTCCCTTGATCCCAACCTTCCGCGACGATCTGATCGACGACTTCTTCGTTTAGCCGATCATTCGTAGGCTCGATTAAGCGGAGATCCACGAGTTCAATATCGACGATTCTTTGTTTAGGCGTGAACGTTTTCATAGTTAGATAACCGGATTTAGAACGAGTAAATACTTATCGAATCGCATTTTTTGACGGTTGAACGCTTCGATCACGTCGTCCGGAGCGATAATCAAAAGAAGCGTTCCGCCGTCTTTATATTTGATTTCCTCGACTCGAGCCGTGAACTCGATCGTCTCACATTCCTTTTGAAGCTCGTCGAGTTGCGCGCGCATTTCGGCCACCTTTTTATTTGTTTCCCGAACTTGACCGGGATCGCTCGCGAATAGCGAATCATTAAGCTGATTTTCGACTTCTTCGATCCGTTCGATATAAGGCGCGGTATCTAGCTCGAAACGCATTTTGTAACGGTGATATGCGCGCGGAAGAATATCTTTTACGTTTAGTTTGATAAACCACGAAAGATCTTTAAGTTTGATCTCGCGTAAATCTAGCTTTGACTTGATCGACAAGACTTCTTCGTCGTCCATATCGAGCAGTTCGGCCGAGTCGTCGACAATGTGATCTTTGACGGCCTCGGATAATGTTTTCTTCGGTTCGGTTGCCATAGTTTTTTATTAGAGGTTTATAGTTCGTTTTTAAGTTGTGCGCGTTTTATATCTTTCAAGAGATTGAATACGCCGCGCTTGTACTTGCTCCCTTTTCTGTCTTTATATTTCCCGGTTCCGGGCCAAAAGTCGAAGCGATCAAAAACGGTTAAATGTGCTTCTGTATGAACCGTTATCGGGAAGCCGTGTTCTTCGAGTAATGCGCGAGAACTTTTTCGATTTTGCGCGCGTCGTTTTTGTGAGTCTATTTTGCGCGCTTGCCAGTTTTGAGTAGTCATAAGCTATCTTCGGTTATTAGCGAACTCTTTCGGTTTTTCCGGCGTGAACTTGATCCCGAGAATATCGGCTAGAGATTTGACGCCGTACATAGTTTCCCTTTGGTCGATCGGACGTTCTTCTTCGATCGGGCGATTCGGCCGGTATTGAAAGGCATAATGTTCGAGATCCTTCCAAAAGTCGGCGCGATTCTTCATATCATTCATAAGACCGTTTATCACGGTAGAAGATAGGAAGACGCGAATCGAGGGCGAGAGCGTTTTATAACGTGGCGCGGCGAGGAAATAAATCATTAGTTGCTCGAATACGTTTTGCGATACGTTGAGCTTATTTAATGCTTTCCCGAGCATTGATTTATCGGCGGCGGTGATCTGAACCGGTACGCCACGGAGACGTTTTCCGTTCTCGATAAAATATTCGATTAACTCGTTGAACATATTCGCATTCGGACTCGCTTTTTTCTTCGGATTTTTCGGCGGCTTGATTTCTTCCGGAACCTTCAAAAGCGTGTAAACGTGCGGCCGGCCCGGACGCTCCTCGATCGTAAGCAATCCGAGATCTTCGAGTTCTCGCTTAGCTTTGAAAGCGGTCGTTCGGCCGAGCGGTAGTTTTTCCGACAACGCGGCGAGCGAGGGCCGGGCCTTTTGCGTGTGATTATTTGCGTACGTTGAGATCGCCATATATAGGCGAAACGCCGCATTCGAAACGTGCTTCGAAAAGATCACGCTCTTTTCTGTCCACGCCCATTTTTCCTCGCGGAGATCTCGGATCTCGATTTCTTGATTGTATTCACTCATTTTTAGCCACGTAATAAGCTAGTAATCTTTTACTATGTTATCGCGACGGGCGTCAAAAGTCCGTGTTGATAAGCTGTTGATATTGAACGAAGTCGGCCGACGAATAAGTATCGGTTATCGTGCGATAGTCTTCGTTCGGAGCTTTCCCCTTCGAGATCTTTCGACGGATTTCGTCTCCGTAATGATTAAACGCCTTTTCAAGTGTCGTCGTCTCATTTTCGGCTCGTTCGTAGATCTGTCCGCGATAGATAACGACGTGCTCTTGAACCGGCAATCCTCGAAGCGCCTCGAATCCTCGCTTTGTGATAACCCACGTCCCGGCGACGTGTCGACCGCTCGCGTTTTTTAACTTTGCGACGAGGCCGTGATACCGGGCAATCGTCGTTCGGGATTTGACCGCGTACGTCGTATCGAGATCGTGGATCTTGATTTGATTCGCGAACGTGAAGTCGTTATAACGCTCCATTCGCTTTTGAAGTTCTTCGAACATTTTCATTAGAAGAACCCCGTCTAAATACGTAACGTGATAAACGGTCGCCATTATCGACGCGTCGCATACGGCGCACGTCCCGTCTTTTTTCGCTTGTTCAAGCTCCGGGATCTCGTGATACATATACGATCGGAAGACTTCGAACGATTCCCGGGCCGCCTCGTTTTTTTGAAGTAGCGTATGCGCGAATCGCATTAGGGCGCCGAGTCGTGTCGGCTGCTCGCGTTGTGTTTTAGTTTTCGTCATATTCGGATCCGAAATATTCCTCGTACGGGCTAGAGATTTCGCCGTTATCCCGTAGATTCATAAAACGCATTATTGTCGGGCCGTCCGGCCACCAGTTGCGAAGAATCGACCGCGACGCGCGCCCTTCTTGTCGATCGGTATCATATCGAAAGAAGACTTGTCGGATCCGGCCGGTATCGAACCGGTCGACGCTGATAATGACTCCGTTACGCTTATACTTTCCGAGCTTTTCCGTGAAAGTATCGCCGCTTGACGCGCCCCAATCGCGCCATTCTTCAAGTGCTCGCGAGAACTTCCGGAATACGCCGACGGCATATACGATAATCACCGCGAGAATAACGAGAGTAAGTATTGTCATACTATTTTCCGTCGACGAATCGCTCGATCGCGCGGAAGAACCGTCGGCCGACTGTGTGCTTGTGGACGCCGATTTCTTCCCCGATTTGACGATATGATTCGTTATTAACTAACTTGCCGTAGAGGATCCTGTAATCGATCGGATCGAACATTCTTTTGAACTCCGGTAAAAGACGTTCTAGTTCGGCGTTATATTGTCCGATAAGTGCGTGCTGTTCGGAACCTGAATCCGAATGTAGAAAGCGGCGTAATATCCCTTGAAGTTGTCCGAGCCGATAACGACGGATTTCCTTTTGTCGTTCGAGCTTTCGATCCGGCGAAGATACTTCCGGAGTCGGAACGTGCGAATCGGACTTTAGGCCGATATACATTAAAGCGATAACGACGAGAGCTATTAAGACGTAGATCATATTATTTGTTTATGTTAAAGAACCCTTGTAATCGTTTAAGTTCTCGATCGCGCGGATCCATATACAGACAATCGCCGCGCCCCCGTAGTTTTTCCGCCCCGGCCTGATCGAGAATGACCCGGGAATCCGTGGTCGAGGCGGTTGCGAACGCAATCCGGGCCGGAAGGTTCGCTTTGATTAAGCCAGTAACAACGTCAACGCTCGGGCGTTGTGTAGCGATAATCGCGTGAATACCGACCGCCCGGGCTTTCTGAACAATCCGCACAATAAGCGACTCGAACGATCCGACTTCGAGATCCATTCCGTAGTCGGTAAGCATAAGATCGGCGAACTCGTCGATCACAAGAACGATCCGGTGAAGCGGTTTATTCTCGATATTGTATTCGTCGATATTGCGCGCTCCCACTTTTTCGAGTTTGTTATACCGCGCTTCCATTTCTAGCGTTAGCCAGTGAACCGCCTTCGTTGCCGGAAGTGTCTCGTATATCGGTTTTTCCAGTAAGAAGGCGCTGTCGCGGTACTGTGAAAGCTCGACGCGCTTCGGATCGATCATTACGAATCGGAGCGATTCGGGCGTATTTTGCGAGATAAGAGACTCGATTGCGGTTGATAAAAAGACCGATTTACCTTGACCGGTCGCCCCGGCGACGAGTAAGTGCGGCATATCCGCGAGCGATCGAACGACGGTTTTACCGTATACGTCCCGACCGATCGGAATATTAAGCGACTCGGAAACGTAAAAGTCCTTTCGATCCGCGAAGATCGGTTTCGATTCTTCCTTTGTCGGAACCTCGAATCCGACCGTAGATGTACCCGGGATCGGCGCTAGAACGCGAATAGAGTCGCTTTCGAGGGCGTAGGCTATATCGTTAGCGTGCTTCTCGAAATCGCTCATTTTGCGGCCTCGTGAGGGCTTCGCGGTGTATAGCGTGATATTTGGCCCCCGGTGTGTATCGCGCATTTCAACGGCTAGTCCGAACTCTTGAAGTTTGAGACGGATCTTTTCTTCGGCGGTTATATGCTCGTTTTGCATTTGATCGACCGGAGATTGAACGAAGCGCTTTTCGGCGAACTGAACGTCGCGCGTCTTCTTTTCGGAAAGAATCACGTCGTCGGTTCCGAGTAGGTTTTGCGAGTAGATTATGAAGGAATCTTTCGCGCTCATTCGATCCGATAGGTTCGGAAGGTAGATTCGATCACGTCGGGCCATTTCGTAGGTACAGTGATTATATAGATTCGCAAAGAAGGTAAAGTACGACGGATTATCGCCGAATACGATCTCGATCGGTCGCCATTGCGGAGAGCCGTCCCGGTTCTCGCTTGTCTTGATCTCGTCGAAGACGATCGAATGCGGTTCTTCGTTTAAGTGATTCTTGACGGCGTGATAGTAGAACATTCCTTGCAAGATCTGATTCGGCTCGTCGAGATCGTCGTCGGAAAACGAGGAAACGAACTTCGTATCTCGAATGACAATCCGTCCGTCTTCGTCTCGAATAACAAGATCCGGATACGCTTTAATCGGGATCGCCGCCTTTGCAATCGAGCCGTCCGGATTCGGAAGTTCGATTTCGGTTAAGATCTTTTCTTCGGAAAGCTCGACGTGATCGAATCGCGGAACTTCTTCGAAGTAGAAGTTTAGTCCGGCGGTTAAAGTCTTCAATGCTTTTTCAAGCGACCCCGTTTTACCGAAGTCGATCGCGCCTTGCATATTTGTTAAATGCTGAACGCCGACTTCAATCGCCCCCGGAATATCGTCTTGCGAATATTCGTAGAAGTGCGCGAGTGCTTTGTGTCCGGCTTGCCCGACGGCCCCGGCGACGCTGAACGTATCTTCGTAAACCCCCTCGACGTATCTTTTCTTCCACCGGATCGGATCGGAGAGGAACGTCCGCATAGACGAATAGCTCCAATGATCGATAGGATAGGTTATATCTTGTTTAGTCATTTCCACGTAACGTAATATCTTTTAATATGTTTTATTATGCACGATTGAAGGAGATTTGTCGCGTGCTTTTTGTGTGTATAACTAAAGCGTTACACCGTGATCGTTGAATAACTTTTGAATCGCCGCAACGATTTCGTTTGAAGTCTGCTCCCCGATTCCCGGAAGATCACTATAAATCCCGATCGCCGCGCCTTCGTTGTGCTTCATAGCCTCGCCAACGGTTGCGAGTCCGTATTCTCGCATAACTTTACACGCGCCCGGTTTGATACCCGGAACGAGATCGATACTCATTTTTTTGATCTTCTCGATCATTTCTTCCTCGGAAGGATCCCGGAGAGCGTCGGAGAGCGATCCGTGTCCGTCGGCTTCTTCTTCACCTTCAAAAAGTGAGTCCGACTCCGGTTCAACGTTTGTCGCTTCGTCGTGAATGATCGTATCCGGCGTTACACCTCGAAGCTCGTTTTTCTTTTTTCCTAGTACGGCTTGAGATTGATCGTTTGAAATCTCGCCGGATTTAACTTCATATTCGACCGTTTCAAGATCGCCGCCGACAACGAGGCCGGAAAGTGCTTCGGGAACGATAAAGGCGGCAATATCGCCGATTGCTTTATAGCGAAGCATTCGTTCGGGCCATTTCTTCCACGCGCTCCGTTCGGTTATAAGACCTTTTTCCCGAGCCTGATCGATCGTAAACTTGCCCGTCATAGACGCGCCATTATCGCGGCGAGTAATCTTCACTTCGGCGGCCTTCTTGTCGTTCTGAATCCATTCAATATCGGCGTAACGAAGTATTCGTTGAATAACGATCGATCCATAAAGCGAGAGTTTACCGTTTACGAAATAGAACGAGTTCAACGATTGAATCGGAGTCAACCCCATTTCATACCCGGCTTGAAGGGCCATAACCACCTTCGGCGTGTTATCCATAGTTGCCGGAAGTGCGTTCGATTTAGAGAAAGTTTCGGCGGCGATATTGATCGCTTGCCACAGCTTCGGATTTAAGAAGTTAAGCGACCGAGCTTCGGCGTTTTGAATGTATTGATCGCTAGGCGCGGCCAGTTCTTGACCGAGTGCGGTTTTAGTTTGAGTCGCTTTTGCGACGGCGCTTGTAACAGTTGATTCGATCGTCCGAATAACTTCCGGCGATACTGTTCCGGCCGGATCTTCGGTTTTAGTTTGATCGGCTCCGGTGTCCGGATTGTCGACCTTCTTGTCTTCGGTTGTGTTGATGTTTTCGCTCATAGTCCACGTAATAGGTTAATGATTTTTAAAGTGCGTACGTCCCGGCTTCGAATCGTTGCCGCAATCGTAGGGCGTTAGCGCCCTTTATGAAAATCCGGGTTCCCTTGCCTTCACCGCTTATATTTGCGGCGAGTAAGTTCTCGGATTCCCGATCGCGATCGACGATCGAACGGTACGTTGTGTATGAACTCGCCCACGGCCACGCATTAAGTTCGAGTAGCGCGCGGAGCGAGTACATAGTGTTCGGTTCGATTTGCTTTTTCATACGCAATCCTAGTATACAATGTTTTATAATCTTTTGCTATGTCTATATGTTGACAAGTACGGCGACCTTCACTTCGTTGACGGTTTTCATTATGTTTTCTGTCCAGTTCGGACAAGGGCCACCGCCGGCGGCTTCATTTACGCAATAGCTACCGTTCATTTGTGCGATCGACTTTCCTTTGAAGTGCGGCTTGTTTAAGAGATAGGAAATATCTTCGAGCGCGTCATATGGACTCGCGTAATATTTGAACTCGCCCCCTCGCGCTGTTGACCGGATCGCGCCGCAGTTGTTACGGCTAGACCCGACTCCTCGCGTACAGAACGTCGTCTCGTGGCCCGCGATAGCGAGCACGTCGGCCCAACGATCCAGTTCGAGGATCTGTTCGGCATACGGTACAAGCGCGTCGTTTTTCTTCGCTAGGTAGCCCGAGAGGGCTTTAACTTTTTTTGTTTTTACGTTGAAAGATACGGTTTGATTAAGTTCTTCGAGGTTTTGAGTCGCTTCGTCGAGCTGTTCTTTATAGTAACGACGCTCGACTTCTTCCCACGCTTCGGCTTGAAACTCCGGCGAGTTATAGATCTCGTTCATTCGTTCTTTCTTCGCGGCTTCTTGAAGTTCGATTTCTTCTTCGGCCGTTAGTTCTTTTTCGTTGTTAAAGATCGAGGGTAGATTATTTCGGTTTGCGTAACTGATCGCGGCTAGTCCGATAATAATCAAAGCAAAAATAAAAATGCGTTTCATACATTGCGTTATCGTGTAATACCGTATCCGTTAGATTTCCCGGATATACGGCTTCGACCGATCGACGTCGCTTCGTTCGTGATAGCATTCAACGTCCGGTCGATTGCAAAGCTCGATCATTCGATCGATTGCTTCAAGCTCGCGTTCGGAACGATCTTCCATAATCGCCATTAAGATTACGGCGAGCGAGAAGATCATAACGATTACGAGTGCATTTATTATATATTTCATAAGTTTGTTTTTGCGGCGGTTGACCGGTTTCCACGATCTCGGGTGATTTGCGCGTCCGCGAACGGTTTCCGTACCGATTCCGATATTTTTCATATATCTAGTTCGGCCAACCTTGCGACCGACGGAGATCCTGATCTCTTTTCATATCTTCGTCTTGCTGAACCCGATAATCTTCCGGATTGAGTTCGCTCCAGTGCGGCCCCGGATTGCCGAACTCTATTGTAACGTCGTTATTCTCGTTCGTTTTGACTTGCCCGATCTCGTAGACTTCCGAATCGTTGAGATCGATATAAACCTTCGAATCTCCGTTATTATTGCGAGAACGAATATCCTTTAGTTCGTGGATAAGTTCGTCGAGTGTCATAACTAGGCTTTTATATTAAAGTTGATAATCGTTTCCAATCGGCCGGGACTGACGTACCGAGTCGGTTTGCGTTCGACTTTGATACGCTCGGTCGGAATCGTTGAATGTGTCGTAAGTAAGAATAAACGACACGCTTCAAGAAATACCTCGTCTTCTTTCCCGGGACTATGCGCGAAGTGAAAAAAGTAAGACTTTACATATTCGCGGTTAGGATCGTATACAGTGTAATCTTGTCCGGTTAGTTCCATATGATTATTTTTCTTTAGAGTCTTTTAATGATTGAACGATTCCGTCTTGATACCTTTGTTCTTCGCCTTCGCCATATTCCAAGTTGTGAAGATCGGTTTTGCCGCCTTCCGGTAGCGAATAGTATTCGGTATCGCTCGCGCCGTCCGCGAGATCTTCGTCGACTACCGATCGATCGAGGTTGTTTTCAATAAAGAACCGAACGGCACGATTGACGAGAAGGTTTGCATACCGCTCGCGAAGACCTTGCGGAATCTCCGGATAGTTAAGTTCGAGAGCGGCTTGCATTGTAGTTTTAGGATTTGTTTTCACTTTAAAGCGTTTTAACCAATAAAAGCCGAACGGCTAGTCCATTCGGCAATAGGTATGGAACCGAAGTTTGAAAAGAGATTCAAGCTCGCGGATTATTGCGTACATTGTCATTTCTTCGAGACGTGCGCGGTTTTCTTCAATGTAGGCGGCAGCCTTCTTGAACGGGCGAGAAAGCTCGTTGTATCCGGCCGGCATATTGTAATGATCCGTTTGATCGGCTAGATAAATAGTTTTATCGTTTTCGCGGATTGAGATTGCTGTTTTCATTTTCGGTTCGGTTATTTTTAATCGATAGCTTCGCTTTGCTATCTATCTTTATATTAGTATGTTTTATTATGTTTTGCAATGTTAGAATGTGGATAACGAAAATACGGCCATAAATAACACAAAAGCCGCCTTCGTGAACAGAAGCCGGCGCGCGTGTGGATACTATGAGCGAAGCAAAGTAACCGAACCGAAGAAGGGCGCGCCGGATCCTGCTCGCGAGAGCGGCTAGGATCGCGTATACGGCGTTTTATTGAACGAGTGTACTATCGGGACTATTCGAGGGCGAAACGGCCGCTACGGGCGCAATAACGACGTCCGCCGGGTTCTTTACGCGGTTATAGAAGTCGTGGATAAAGTTCGATCCGCGTCCGACGAGTGATCCGGTAATAATCGGGCCTACTAGCGGAATCGCGGTCGTAAGTCCGAGGATCGCGAGAAGATCGGCGTCGTAGGCGATCGCGAGAGCGATTCCGACGAGCATTGATACATATTTAACGCTTTCCATTGTCGAACCGTCCGGGCGCTTGAAAAATGGCGCTACGTAATACTCGACAAGAGCTTCCGCGACGGTTGCAAGAAGTAGGATTCCTCCGAACGTTGCGACTAGGCTTGAAAGTGTCGTTTCCATAGTTTTATTTGTTTATTTTAATAACCTTGTAAAGACGTTCCCCGGCGTGATTCGTGATATAGAAGTCGACCGGTTCCGGAGTCGGTTCGGGCGTAGGTTCCGGAGTAGGCTCCGGCTCCGGTTCGATTTCCGGTTGCTTATATTCTACACCGTAGATCTCGCATACTCCCCGGGCAATACCTTCGGCCGCTTTCTGATAGCCACCGGGCGCCGTGAGCTTCGACATATCTTCGGGATTCGTAATAAAGCAGACTTCGACAAGCGACGCCCACATTGTCGTTTTACGGATCCACCCGAGCGAGCCGACGGCGGTTTGCGTATCCGGTTTAGCTCCGCGATCCGGAATCCCAAGCGCGGCGGCGATATGTTTTGATAGCGCGGCGGCGACTTGCTTTGAAGTTTCGCTTGTTCCGTAATACGCCTCCGCACCCCGGGCCGCCGGGTTAGAGTTTGCGTTTAAGTGAATATCGATCGCGAGTGCGTCGTTTAGATTCGGCGCGCGGCGGTTTGCTTCGGCGATCGACTGTGAAAGATCCAAGTTATCGGCGATTTCTATCACGTCGAAACCGTTTGCGGAAAGAAGCGGCGTAAGCTCGTCTCGAATCTTCCGAACTTCTTCGCCTTCGGTATGACCACCGCCGCCGGCCCCGGGATCTAGGTTGTGATGTCCGGCGTTTACGATAATCGTCTTTTTAACGTTTGGAAGCACAATCCCGGTATTTGACGGAAGATCGGTTTCCCCTTCTTTCACTTCCGGAGTCGGAATATTCGTATTCGTTCCGGGCGCTTGTGCATAGTTGAAGTTAAGACGATCCGCTACCGGCCGCGCAAGCCGAAACAGTTCGTCGAGTCCGTCTTTGTGGAAGTAGTGTACGTCGTGAGTTTTATCCCAACCTCCAATCGATACGTTCGAGGGTTTTAAATGAATCGCGAGGTGATCCCAAAAAGTATGTCCGGGAAAAACTTCGTGCGCGAGACGACCAAAAAACGAATCGACTTTTTTGTTTTTTGAGTACGCATAATCACCGTCAAAGTCTCCGGTAAATCCGGCCTCCATAACTCCGAGGAATGTATCGATCGATTGACCGGCGAGATCCTGTTCAAAGCGGTTGTAATCCTTCCACCATTGATCGTGATCCCAATAAACGACGACGAGCTTCTTCCCGGCTAGATACGCCGGAACCGTGTATCGGAGCCGAAAGGCGGCTTTATTGAAATAGTGGTAAATAAGATCCTTTCCGCTTTTTTCGGACTTCTTGATCGTTTCCTTCGGATCGAATGGCGGCGATAAAAGCGGATTCGCTTTTACATACTCCCAATCGATTTGAAAGTTTAGTTTTTCCTGTAAAAGCGCATTGTATTTTTTAAGCTGATCGAGAATAAACTCTTTTGAGTGCGACGAGTTATCGACGAATCGGCCGGGAATGACTCTAGCCATAAGATACGGTTCGGTTATCTTTTAATGTTTTTATTGTAACAAAAACCGGCGCGAAAGCGCCGAAGTATCAATGTCTAGTTAAAAGGATAGTTATTAGTATAGTTCGGGTTCAATATCTGAACTACCCCCGTTCAATATCTGAACTACCCCCGTTCGGATTCTGAACGGGTAAGCCACCCGTTCAATATCTGAATGGGTAGACAAGTTTACAAGTTTACGCGTTATATATCCGTCGGCGGTAGTTCTTCGGACGTCGGAGCTTCGACGGTTTCTTTTATTTCAATCGTACGATTCGCGGCTTGCGCTTCTCGAACGATCTCATATGAAGCAAAGAATGATTCCGGATAACGGCGCGTTGAACCGTCGGGCATTATGAAGTCGTACGTAATGATCCAACCGCAATCGCTATATTCCGAAAGTAGCGAATCAAGTTCCGGCGATATTTCGAGTGTCCAGTTAGCCGTAGTATTTTCGGTTCCGTCTCCGTTTATCTTTTTTTCGATCGGAACGTTAGCGTCGACGTATTGAAATCGCTTCGGAAGATCAATAAACGCGCCATTGTCTCGGTAGCAACCCGGCTCGTGGATCACGTTTGCGTCCATTGACTGCGTTACCTTTCGTGTTGTAACTCCAAACTGAACAAGCGACCCGATTTCGTAGTTTTCGATCTCGACGTTTTCGATCTCGATAAAGTCGGTAAGTGGCGCGTGATATATGCGATTTGATTTATAGTCGAAATAAAGCTCTGTAAACTGATTATATGCGAACGCGACGATTGCAAGTGTGAGGATCCAAGATACGAGCCTATTCTCGAAGAATCTAACAAGACGTTTCATAGCTTCATTATACCGCTACTTTTTAGACTTCCCCACGGCCTCGATAGACTTCGCGATAAGCGTCCCCGTGTCAATACCGAAAAGCATTAGGGCCGACGCTACGAAAAAAATAACGATTTGCGGATCGACGGTTATTCCGAGAATGACCGAAATCGGAAGCATAAAGATTCCGATCGTTGCGGTTAGGTTGTGCAGAAAATCTTTATACGAAATCTTTCGCTCATTAAAAAAGTTCGATCCGGCGACGCCGATCGTTACTCCCGAAGCGAAAATCAATAGGGCATACACGAGGGCGACCCGGACGGTTAGTTCGATCAAGTTCCCGTCGAGTATTTCCATAACGGAAATATTATAACCTGTTTAGACCAGTTGCCCGGCGTGTATTTCGAATGAAACTCCAGTGTTCCCGTTTGATCCGGCCGACGCCCCGGTTCCACCGGCCGCGCCTCCCGTTCCACCGGCAAGATTGAAAGATCCTGTCCACGTTTTAACGTCGTAAACTACGATCGCGTTTCCGCCGTTACCACCGGCCCCACCACCGCCGTCGCCGTTTGAACCTGTACCACCAGCGCCACCGTTGCCACCGTTTGATTTAATCGTAAAAGTACCCGTCCATTTTTTTGCGGCGATAAGTACGAGGCCGCCGGTCGCACCAGAACCACCGCCGCCGCCAAGCGTTGAAGTCGATCCGCCGTTTCCGGTTCGTTCCCCTCCCGAAGATCCATTCGGGCGAAGCGGTTGTAGTACACCGGTTGAATCAAAATAACCGCCTAGAAGGGCCATAGTACCGAGCGTCGTAACAAGGGCGCCTAGATTGTTTGCGGCAGCGCCGGCTACGGCTCCGGTTCCTGCTTCACCGGTTCCACCGGTCGCACCGGCCGGGCCAAGTGATCCGGAAACCGGCGTTGTAGGATTGCCGTCGTCGTTTCCTCCTATCGCTCCGGCTGTATTTTTTAGAAAGCCCGATCCGGATTGAGCGCCGGCCGAACCTCCGTTAATGTTTACACCGCCACCCCCTCCGTTATTCGGAGTTCCCCAATCAATCGTTCCGGTTCCTGAAATCTGATTCGCTACATAAATGCGATACCCGTTCGTCGTGAGTGTCGAGTTTACAACGAGATTGTTGTAATACATATCCCGGGTTAGAGTCGTCGGCGAAGAAATAGTTACGTCCCCGTCGGCCCCGTTTCCAAAGATTCGACGGATAAAATGCGGCGATAGTTTACCGTCTGATTCGGTTCGAACTCCCTTCCCGGCGTTTTGCGCGTGATCTGTAAGATCTGCGAGTGCTTCGTTTAGAAAGTCGTTAGCGTCTGCGTCTTGTCCGTTCGTTAAAGCCATATTACGAGTTTATTATAGTGTATTGAACCGAAACGGCCATTCCTTCGTTTGAAGTTTTAGGCCAGCCACCCGTTAAGATACGCGAGAAAAGAAGACCGGAGTCGGCCGAAGCTGTTCCGTCGACAAACGTCCCGATTTCCTCATACGTTCCGTTCGTATTCGCTTTCGTGAAATACCAATCAAGATTCACAACGTTATTCGTGTGAGAGTAGATGTTTTTTGTCTTTCGGTAAACCTCGTTTCCGAGCGCTGTGTCATTTTCTGAAACGGCCGTGTTGTCGTCGCCAAGCGCGAGATAGTTAATCGTTCCGGAATAAGTTGTATCGTCTCCAGCGATCCGGCCGGCGATCATTGACCGAGCGCCAATCGTTACAATGTTTTTTATAACCTTTTCGCGAATCGTCGCCGCCTTTATGAGTCGTTCGAATCGCTCCCGATCTTGCTTTTCAATGGCGCGATTTATTTCGTGTTCTAGTTGATCGTCGAGCGTGATCGCTCGTAGCGTGTAGATTCCTTCAATCGTTAGCGGTTCGAGAGTTTGCATATAGAATATTTTAACATTACGTACCCCATTCGGCTTTACCCCACGTAAACGATCCCCATTGAAACGGCGGCGTCGAGTTCGTGCGCGAGGCGCTTTCCTGAATCCCGATCGCTTCGCCGACTCCGAATATTTTATTAAAGTCTTCCGTTTCGCCGGGTACGGACTCGTTTTCGTACAACGCTTCTATAAACTCTTTGACTCCGATCAAACGACCGCCAAAGCGAAGGCTATATTCATATTCGACGTCCGGGGTTTCGTCCGGTTTAGGAAGAATCCGGATAATGACTTCGCGAAGCGGATACGTAGTATCGGTTGAGATACCCCACGTCGGGAAGTTGATCGTTATTAGTTGGCCCTGTCGGAAGATATTTTCCGGATCCGAGAGCAATCCGGAGCGTGTATTTATTTCGCCGATAATAAGCGGATTCCCGAAATCTTCTACTTCCTGAATCGCGCGATCGAGAGCTTCTTCGCGAGTGGTGATCGTGTCGTCTTCGATAAAATAATCGTGCTCGCCGTCCCCTCCTTCTAGCGCCGCCATTGCCGCGATTGAAACTTCGCCGCGATATTTAATCAAAATCGGCGTTTCCTCGTAATACTGAACGTTTAGAGTTTCGGCCGAAGATAGCACGCCCCGGGCCGACGAGTTCCGGACGGATCCGGCCGAAAAGTTCACGATCCAATCGACCGATTCTTCGTCGACTAGGTTCTCGTATCCGTACGTCGCCGGTGATCCATTGACTGTAAACGAAGCGATTTCTTTCGGCCTCGACTCCATAAAATAGGTTCCCGTACTATCGTCGCCGGTTACTTCATATTCGACCGTCCCGGCCGATTGTGTCATACCGCCTTCGACCGTGATAACGTTTCGAACCTGTGTCGTATCGCGGTCGATCCTGACTTCGGAAAGGTTTGTCGAGTTGTCGCTGAATGATTCCGGAGCCGGGTTATTTTCGGTTAGGAAAAAGTGAACGTCTTTATAATAGTCGATATACCACGAATACCCGGTAATCTTCGAGAGCTTTTTAAAACATTCTTTAAGCGGAATATGACCGAATGAAACGGAAGTAATCGTCGGCCCGGAAGCGACGACGTTCATATACGTTACTCCGTACGAAGAATCGACGTATCGATCGATAAGATCCCGAACAATATCGCCGAGCGTTTCGTTTTCGTAGGTTATTTGAGCGTTTTTATTATTAAGAATATACGTATAGTCCGAGACTTCGACTTCGTGAAGAATGTAATCGCCCTTGTTCGTTTCCTCGGGTTCGACTCGCGTTATGTACCCGGCGAAGATTCGCGGTGATCCGGTAATATCGGGATCAACGATAATCACCTCCGAAGATTCGTTCGGTTTCGATTGACCGGGCTTTTGCTGAATATTAAAACGCGCGACATTTGCTTCGTCGTTTAGGCGTTCTGTTATTTCGATCGGGTTTTGTTTTAGTTGCGGAAGAAAGTCATTTCCGCCGATCGTTAGCGTAATCATTATCGAGAGTATTTATTGTTGATCGTAAGACCTCGGAACTTGCGTTCGATTATCTTGTTGATCCGGCGAATATCCTCGTCGTTGCGGACTTGAACGTTTTCCATAATGAACGTATAGGTATTTCCGCCCATTCCTGCGGCTCGACCGGCCGGCATAACGTACTCGCCACCGTGCGCGATAATCGGAACTTCGGTTCCCCGGGCGCCGGGAACGAGGCCGCCGAACTCGAATCGCGGAAGCTGTATTTCTGACACGAGCGGAAGATTTATTCCGAACGACTTTCCACCGATTCCGGGAACCCATTTCGGGATTGAAACTTGAATCTTATTAAGCGCGCCGATAATCGTGTTTACGGCCTTGATCCACATATTCGCCACAGTTTCGGCGATACTGATAACAAAGTTTCCCATTGCCGAAAAACCGCTTTTAAGTGAGTTAAAGGCCGTTGTTCCGGCGATTGCGATATTGTTCCATATCCCGGCGACAAACGTCCCGACGGACGTAAAGATCCCCGTAATGAAGCCGAATAGAGCGTTAAGTGCGGCGTTGATCCCGGCGGCGGCCATATCAACCGCCCATTTAATATTGTCCCAGTGCATTTGCCAGTTTCCGACGATATACATTAACGAACCGATTATCGCCGTAAGAGCAAGTCCCACGATTCCGATCGTACCGGCAAGCGCGCCGACGGTTACGCCAAGCGCGGCGGCGGTTGTTCCGAGTGATCCCATTAAAAACAGAACCGGCCCGATTGCCGCGAGTACGCCCAAAAATGCGACGCCAAGATTCAAGATAAACGGATCCGCCTTCCCGATCTCGCGCACGACGGCGGTTAGTAGTTTTACGAAGTTTGTAAATGCGTCCAAAAGACCCGATTCGGCAATGGCGAGCGCGAGTTCTTCAAGCGCGCCTTTAAGTTCTTCCATAGCTCCGGCCAAGCCTTGCATTCTTGCGTCGGCCATATCTTGCGCGGATACGTTCGCGATTGCGGCCGCGAGTTCGTTAAAGCGCTCCGATCCACCTTCGGCGAGTCCGATCGCCGTACGCATTGCGTCGGTTCCGAAGATCGTCGATAGTGAGTTCGCCTTCTGCGCTTCCGACATACCTTCAAAAGCGTTTTGTAGCTCTTGCGAAATATCGGCCATTGATTTCATATTCCCTTCGGCGTCGAAAAACTCTAGTCCGAGAGCTTTAATCTCGTCGGCGGCTTTTTCCGAAACCGGGTTTAAGCGCTGTAAAAATACTTTAAACGACGTACCGGCGTCGGATCCGGACGCGAACAAGTGAGACGTTGAGGCGATTGCCGCGTTAAAATCTTCGAACTCGACGCCTAGTCCACCGGCGACGCCTCCGGCTTGTGCAAGTGCGAGACGATAGTCGTCAATATCGAACTTCGAAGCGGCGGTAACTCCGGCGATCCCGTCCACAAGTCCGGCGAGATCCTTCGCCTCTTTGTTAAAAGAGAGCATAACGTCGGTCGCAATATCGGCGGCGTTTGAAAGATCGGTTCCCGTCGCGGCGGCCAAAGCAAGGGAAGAATCGACGGCGCCGTCGAGGATCTGCGTTACAGAAAGACCGTTTTTCGCAAGAACCTCGATCGCGTTTGCGGCTTCCTGCGCGCTGAACACTGTCGTCGCTCCGAGTTCTCGGGCGCGATCTTGTAATGCTTGAAACTCGTCGGCCGTAGGCTGTACAAGGGCTTTAATCGCGTTCATTGAAGACTCGAAGTCCGAAGCAGTTTTCAAAACGGCGGCGCCGGCGGCTACGATCGGAAGCGTAACAAACGTTGACATTGATTGACCGACTTTCTTCATTGAAGCGGCCGATCCGAGCATATTACGCTCCACTTGCTGAAATACCGCCGACGCGTCGTCTCGCGCCGTAACCAAGATTTGAAGACTCGAATCGTTATTTGAGAAAAGCGCCATAGTGCTATTGTACTATGTTCGCCGCGAAGTTTGACGACCCCGGGCGCGTGGAATGTGAGTATGTGCGGCCGGTTGAGACGGTTCCGGTTTCTTTTTTGCGTCGATTTTACGCTTCTCGATTAAGAGATCGATAAACCATTCCGGTTGATCCATAAGCTCCGTATACGTGCATTTTAGATCTTCACACAAAGCGACGATCACAAGATCGCCGCGTAGTTTACCGTCTGTCGCATATTTTATTAGTTCGTCTCTTCCTCTTTTTTTTTCGGATTTGTAACGCCTTCGATTTCCTTTACTACCACGTCGTAATCCCGGGAATCGAGATCGAGAACCGCATTTACAAGATCGGAAGTCTTATCGTCGACGCGAACGACCAGCGTTTCGATCGCCTTGTCGAGCGATTTTGTCGTAAGCGCTCCGGATAGTCCGGTGATTTCCTGTTCTTCGCCCTTCATTGAGACGTTCATTTCGTCCAAGTAGACGGATTGAATAGCGCGCTTTTCGCGACCAGTCATTGACGTTTTAAGCTCGACTTCCTGATTTGACACGGGAAGCGTGAAAGTTTTTGTTTCGCTCATAGTTTTATTCGGTTAAGTTATTAAGAAGCGTAATCGGATCCGTCGTTTTCATTTGTTACGATCGCGGAAATATCTCCGTCGGTCGCGGTAAGCTCGACGCCGAATCCTTGATTCAAGATCACTACGCCGTCAATATCGTTTTCGATCGGCGCTTCTTCGAGAACAAGGGCGCCAAGTTCGACGCGGATTTCTTCGTCTTCGGCGACTCCGATTGCGGCTCCGACAAGTGAAAGGATCGCCGCGTTCTTCGTGTTGTTCTGATATTTCGCGGTTTCGGTTGTATTCTCGAAATGTAGAGAATAAGAACCGGTAATCTCACGGTTGCCGGCGATCCACGTTTGCGGTTCGTTTGATCCGAACAAGAACGCTTCGTCTTCCTGAACGTTGTTGTTGATCGAAAGCTCGAATGACTTTAGCGGTGTCGCGCTCTGTCCGTCGGCGTTTGAAATGCTCGTTCCGAACTTCACGCTTGCGTCTTTGTATGCGAACTCGGTTTCTTCGGTATATGACGGGGTTAAAGTTGTCGTATCCGGGAAGTCGCCCAAGAACTCGGCCGTGAATGTTGCGTAGTCGTCGGAGATTGAGATCGTAAGCGAGTTAAGAACACAGTTTGCGAAACGCTCCGTTACCACGCCGCCGCGCTTTAGGATAAGAGTTGCGGTTAAAAGCTCCGCGTTATCGTCGAGTGGATCGAACGTATGTTCGTAAACCACAGTTTCGCCCGAAGCGGTTGCGGTTGTCGGCGCTTTACCCATTACAAGTTGCAAGAGATACGCCGCGACTTCAACGTCAAGAACTCCTTCGAGTGATCCCGAAGAATACTTGCGTCGAATATACGAGTCGGAAAAACTTTGTCGTGATCCACGAGCAACGTTTAGTTTTGATTTTTCCGATATAGGTTGAAAAGTTAGAGAAGTCCACCGTGGAAAGATAGTAGCGACGACCGGGGTTCCCGGAGTTGCCTCGATTCCGATTCCTACTTGTACTTGACGTCCGATTTGTTTAGCCATACGTAGAGTTTATTATAAACGATTATTCTTCGTCGTTTGCGGACTTGTTATCCCCACTGTCCGAACCGACCTGTCCGGACTTTCCGGATCCTTTCGCCTCCGTAATATACGGCCGGGAAAGAATCTCTTTTTGAGCCTCCTTATCTGTCGGAAGCTCTTTTGTCTCGCCGGCGTTGATACCCCATTTAAGAGTAGGGAAGACGACGGTTTTTGAAGAAGTTACTTTCATATTTACGCGTTATGTTGCTGTATAAAATGTGCGACGAATCGGACTGTCGCTTCCACGGCGAGCGAGTTTTCGGCCCGACGGTCGATCGAGATCCCGTAATCCGCACGCGTTACCGTGGCGACGTCGGTTGTGAGATTGTGCTCGTTATCGACGTCGTAGTAGCGCCGGAGAATATCGAGGATCGCGGTCGTTTTTAGTCGGAGCGTCTCGTCTTCGCGCCCCTCTATAATATCATAAAGCTGATTAACGCCTTGAAGGTTGAAGTTCTCGATCTTCGCCCGGTCGCGTATATCCGTAACCACCGTTAAAACGAACTCGATCGCGTGCTCGTCGCGCTGATTGTCGTATTTTCTGACTTCCGTCGCGTCCTTTGAAATAATCACGGCCGGCAAGTTTGATTCGGGAATAAGCTCCGGATCGCCGACGTAGAACCCTTTTAGTTCCTTCGGCCCGTGCTGTCGGATCAAGTCGAGATACTTTTTAATAATCGGATCTTCGTACATACGTTTATTTTACCTTAGTCCGAGATCGTTTCGAATATAGGTTAAAAGATCTTTTACGATAAGTTCTCGTTGAAGCGGCCCGAGCTTTAACATTTGTCGGCGCGGTATCTTTAGGCGCGGTTTATTCGACTGATGATACTTGAAATATTCGGCCGTATTGTAGATCACGAATGCGTTCCGATCGACCTCGGACGTAAAACTGTCTTTCATTAAACCGGTTCGTATAAGCGGCCCTTTATTGCCGTAGCCCTTTCGATCTTTATCGGCGAGTGTATAGGGTGAGAGCGGCGCCCACTTTTCGCCGACCGCTCCGCCCTTTGTGCTGAATACGTCGTTTTGAAATGTATTTAAAAGTTTTCGAGCTGATCGACCGAACGGAACGGAAAAGTCGTCGAGCTTTGCCGTAATACCTCGCAATCGCCTCGAAAGCTGTTGTTCGCCTTCAATGCTGAACGAAAGGTACATACTAGAATCGCATATCTTTAGTAAAGACTCGCGTGTCGTCGTCGGTTCGACCGTACTTCGGCGCTTCACTTGCACGAGCGACTTGTGTTAGTTCCACGCCGTCGAGATCGTAGAGTTCCACGTCCCCGGTTCGAATCTTTTTAAGCATTGATCGGGCCTCGCCAAGCATTTTTTCGCCGGCGTCCGAATCCGGGTATTGCTTATAAAGCATTTTCCCGGCCGCAAGAAGTTCGGTTATGTCGCGTACGTAGTCCGGAATATATGAAAGCGGAAGCGAGTATTTTTTCGCGAGAACGGTTCGAACCTCGGCTTCGGCGGCGGTTCTATGCTTCTCGATATACGAATCGGTTATATTCGAGTTTTCCGCAAAGCCGGCGGTAACTCGAATATCCCATAACGACACGTATCGGCTCGATTCGTCGACTTGTGCGGCTTCGGCTTCCGAAAGGAGCGTCGTTTGACCGGTTACGCTGTTGTAGTAAATCGCTTTGAAATAACTATAATCGTTCCCCGTATATTCGAGAACGGATCCGCGAGGATCGTCGACCTGAATATCCTTCGGAGATCCGTCGTCGGTAAGTTCGGTATACGTTCCGTCGAGCGCGTCCGATCCGTAAAACTTTCGTTTATTGAAACGGAAAAGCTGAACCGGGGTTCCGGCCGGGTGATCGTATTTGAGCGTCGCAACGGTTACGCCTTGATTCCCGGAAATAGAATCGATTTCGCAAAGTTCGGTCGTTTCCTGTCCTTCATAGCCGACCCGGATAAATAAATCCGCCGAAAATCCGTCGTTATTTTCAAGCGTAAGCGCAACGCCTGATCCGGCCGACGCGTCGGAGTCGAGGCGTGATTGTTCGCCGCGAATGTAGTCTTCTGTTGGTGCGATTAAGAGTTTCATAATATCCCGGGTTCGGCGTCGTCGTTAGTTTTTAATGTAGCACTATCACTACTAGATTTTAACACGGTTCCGTCGTTATTCTTCGATCGCAATACACCGGAATCGGACTTTGATCGTGTAAAAATCTTTCCGGCGGCCGTTTTTAAGAAGGCCGCTCCCTTGCGGAAACCAGTTAATAGATTCTTCGAAACGCTATCCGAGAGCGTTATTGACTCCCGAATCAAGCGCGTGAATATGTTATCTGTCGACACCGTATCGGAGAGCGACACGGCTTCGAGAATCCTTCGAGTAAAGGTTTTAACGGGCGCCACAACGTCGTTTAACGTGAGCGAATCAAGTACCCGAAGATAGCGCATAAATGACGTATTGTCGTCGAGTGAAAGGGAATCAATCACGGATCGGACGCGCGTAATGGCCTTCGAAGCGGTATCGGAAAGGGAAAGGGAATCGACGATATGCTTTGTTCGAGCAAGAAATACGTCGTCCGAGAGCGTAAGTGTATCTATGATCCGGCGGTAATAGCCGCGTAGTACAGAATCCGAAAGCGTGATCGAATCGACGATCGATCGGACGTACCCCCGGGCGACCGCGAACGTATCGGAAAGAACGATTGAGTCGGTTACGGATCGAATGAGTGATTGTATTTTCGTAACCGAGTCTTCCAGCGTTAAGCTATCTCGGACTATTTTCCCGAATCCTTTACGTACGGAATCCACAAGAACGATCGAATCCGTAACGACGGTTTGATATAGCCGAGAAGCGACGGCCGTGTCTTGAAGCGTGATTGAGTCAATAATCGACCGGAAGTATGAAGTGGCCTTTGAAACCGTGTCTTGAAGCGCCACAGTGTCCAAAATCGAGCGAATAAACGTCTTTATGGTAGAAACCGCGTCCGAGAGCACAATCGCGTCTAAAACGGCCCGTACGTACGTTTTAACGCTAGTTACGGAGTCTTCGAGCGTAATCGAGTCGAGAATAGTGCGGTAACGTTGCCGACTTGTCGACACGTTATCCACAAGAGCGAAAGAATCGAGAACGGATCGAACCCGGGTTTTTACAGTTGTAACTAGATCCGAGAGCGTAAGCGTGTCGGCGATTGACTTTACAAACGTCTTTATGGTCGCCACGGAATCCGTGAGTGTGAGCGTGTCCGATATTGACCGGACTCGTGAAAGGAGCTTTGTCGCGCTGTCTTGAAGCGCAAGACTGTCGAGAGCCGACCGGATTCGAGTCGTGGCGCGAGTAACCGTATCGGCAAGAGTAAGCGAGTCGAGAATCGATCGAATGTACGATTGATCGGCGTCTACTACGTCGGCCAAAGTAAGCGAGTCCGCGACTTCTTCCGTATACGCGGTTCCGCCCGAGCCGCCGACTTCCGGAAGTTTTACAAGCGTGAGGCTCGCCGGTGAATAGTCGTCGACTAGTCCGGAAGTAAGTCCGAGCCTTGTATTGACCTTCAATACAACCGGAGCGGAATCGATCTCTAGTACGCCCATAATAATATCGGATCCTTCGTTTGTGTTATTCGTATTTCGAATATAACAACATACCGAACGTAAACCGGTTTCGAGAACGTCGTCAATGTGTATCTGTATCTCCGGCCCCGTTCGTTGCGCTGTCGGGCCAGTGAAGGGCGCGTTAAAAGATAGCAAGTACGAACCGGCCTCGTCTATTGTTACTTGATTCGGATTCGTGCCGGTAGAGTGAGTATATGAATCCGTATCGATCTCGTCGTCGGTTGACCACAAAACATCATAGTCTCCGGTTGTCTGATTCCAGTTATCCGACGGCCCTTCGACTTGCGTTCCTCGCGCCGAATATACGTTATACGTGGACGGGATTTTAATAATAATAATCGTCGCGGAAAGAGATCCGACCGTAACCGTTCCAGTATTGCCTTCTTCAATAGTAACCACGTCGAGCACTTGAGCCGATCCGCCTGTCGTTAAATATCGGGCAAGGTGAAGGGAAGACCGGGAAATATTTTCCGCCGCTCGGATATATCCTTGCGACGCAAACGCGCCGGATTGTAGTGTGCCGTCAAGCCGAAGACCGGTTCGAACGTTTGTTCGCGCGGTCGCACTTGAAAGCGGTATATTTACAAATATGAGATACGAGGTATTCGCTTCGAGTGTGATTTGTTCCGGGTTCGTAACGGTTGAGTGAGTAAACCCGGCGTCTTTGCGGACTTCTGTCGCCCACTTGATCGGATACGCCGTCGTTTGATTAAGATTCGTTGAGTTTGTCGTTTCCGTTCCTTTTCCAATAAATACCGTTTCGTCTTCGATATACCACGCCGAAAGTCGGTTCCCCGTTGCGGTTATGGTGTTAGCAATACCGCCGCCGTCGTGCGTTATTTTAATCTCGATATAGTCGTCAACCGCAAGCCCGGTAAGTGCAAAAGAAAGGTGAAGCGAGGATTGATTCGCGCCGTTATTTCGAATATAACAACAAGCGGATTCGCCGACGTCCTGTTCAACGCCGTTTTTAAATACTCGAATATAAAGCCAGTTTCGCGACGTGCTCGCCACGCCGTCGGACTGAAATGTGCCGTTAAACTCGAATAGGTAATCTCCGGCCGTTTTAATCACTAGACGCGACGGGTTCCCGGAAGCCCAATCGAAATACGTCGAGTTCATAACTTGAACGTCGTCAAAATCAAGAAGTGAACTAGAAGCTGAAACGAAGTTTGTCGATCCGCCACCGTAGGTATTTCCGATCAAAATCGCTCGCGCGGCTTCCGAAGCCGTCGGGACGCCGTACTGAATACCCTCGATATAGATTGAAGGATCCCAATCTTCAAGAACCGGCGTCGGATCAAGACCGCTCGTGTCGTGAGCGGCGCCGTCTGTCGTACCCGTTGTCGCGTAGGCAATCGAGGCCGTGCCGGTTCCGTTATAAAAGCCACGGGCGCCGATCCAGTATGTTCCGGCGGCGAGATTCGGAGTCGTCGCAAATGTAAACTCCTCGAATGTGTTCGTTGTATTTGCCGGGCCACGATCGGCCGTATGGTGAAGCGGCCCGGAAGCGTAATCCGGAGATCCGGAGCCGTTATCGGCGAATATTGCCACGTCAACAAGAACGTTCGCCCCGGAAGACTCGGATATTGCCGCCCATACGCTCGTTATGTCGGTTTCATAGTCGAGAACGAACTTTCGAAGTAAATACTTATCTTCGCCACCACCGGCGAGAGAATAAGAGCTTGATTCGACGTCCTGATTTCCGATCGTTACATTAGTTCCCGGATCAACGGCCGAAGTTGGCGCGTCGTCGGTTCCCGTTCCTACGCCAAGAGCGAGAATCTTATACGTGTTCGTTGTGTTTCCTACACAACCGACCGTTATATTCGCGCCCGTTGTGATCGAAGAATCGGTAACTTCAAAGTTCCACGTACCCGGCTCGGATACGCCGTCCGCCCATACTTTCGCTTTGAGTGCGGTTCCTCGGATCTGAATCCGGACGTGAATAATATCGTTATCGGTGATTGTAAAAGCGTCCGGGCCGTCAAGCGTCGTCTCGGTTCCCGAAACCGCCTTTCGAAGATCGATAACGTTTGTATCGTTTCGCACAAGAAGAACGTACCCGGTACGAGTTGCTTCTGATCCAAAACCCGAAGCCCGAACGCCAAAAAACGGGATTCCTACCGATCCCACGTTTAACTTTACATAAAGTTCTTGATCGTCGTCGGCTAGATCATTTACTTGATCCCAATAAAACGCGCAACGTACGAACGCGCCGGCTTCGGTTACTTGAAGACCGTCGGCGACGACTGAATAAGACGCGCCGGTATTCCACCCTTCCGTCCAATCTGACGGCGGCGATCCGACACTATATTCCGAAAAATCTGTGAATAGTTGAGCCATATTAAAAGATTATTTCGCCCACAAGCGAGCGACGCCCGTAATGGCGCGATTCTTCTTCGCTTGACCGCGCAAGATCGGCGTTCGTACTGTTTAGATCTGCGATTTTATTTGCCATTCGGGAAATGATATATCCGTCGCTTGATCCGCGCGGAACGTCGAGTCGCGTATCGTATGAAATCGTCCCTTCTGATCTCGGACTCCGGCCCGTCATTCGTACAATCACCGCTTCACTTTCCGCGCCCGTGTCGTCGTCGATTACGTCGAATCGATCTATTATTTCGGCTTCGTATCGAAAATCGTCGGGATTTATCATTGCTTCTATGATAACGCAAAAACCGCCCGTAGGCGGTTCCCGAAAGTGTTTAGAAGTCCTTTAGTCGACGTCGACGTCGTAGGTAGCTTGAAGACTGTCTCCGTTATCTACCGAGAAGGAAGACAAAACGGATCGAGCGAGCATTGTTCCGCCCGAAGAAGCATTGAATACTCCGATTTCTTGAATCGTAAGCGTTCCCGAAAAGCTCCACGTATGGACAAGACGAGCGGTGTCGTTCGTTACGTCTGTCGTTACGCGTGAAGCTGTCGCCTGTGCGCGAGCGCCCCCGTTCGTGGTGATTTCGCCAAGAAGCGCGGTTTGCGTCAAAGCGGCGGCGGTTCCGTCCGTTCCGATCGCAAGATAGTCGAACACGTTCGTCGCGGAAGCTCCGTTGATAAGAGCGGCGACGGCGGCTTTACCGGCGTTCGTTACAAGGTTCGATACATTTAGCTTTTCGTGCCAAAAACCGAACAAGATATTCTTCCGTACCTCTAGGCCAAGAGCGGCGAGGAAGCGGCCGAATCCGTGAAGTCCGAAAAGCGGCTTTACGTTGCCGTTTTTATCGAACAGTTGAAGCCCGATATTTTCGCCTATGCGGAATCGCGCTTTTGTGCTTTTAAAGTTCTTCATTTTAACTTTCGTTATTTGCGGATAAGATTTCGCCTTCGAGAGATCCGGCAAGATCGCGAACGTTCTGTTCTTCGGCTTCTCGTTGATCGAAACGTTCTTTCGCTTCGAGTTTAGATTGAAAAACTCGCGCTTCCTCTTGTAGAACCTCCACAAGTTCGTCGCGAGTAATATCCCGAGAGTATTCTTGAACCCGAGATCCTAGAACCTCGATATTGTATTCGCCTTCCTCGCCGCCTTCGACGGGCGTTCTGGTAATGAAATCAAACGACACTTGAAGCACGTCGCGATTTTCCGCAACGAGTCTCATTGATTTAACGCCTTTTACTTTGACTTCTACCATACGCCCCATTATAGCCTATCTTGATTCGAGATTGTTCAAGCGATATTCACATTAAAGCGAATCGCCGGAAGGAAGATCGGAATCACCGTTTGAACCTTCGTCTTCGCCAGTTTCCGGAGCGCTTTCGCCACTATTCGGAGCCGGTTCGTTGAGTTCGGTTTGCGAAACCTGTCCTTTGTCTTCTACATTTCCGGACGGAGCCGCATTCGAAACGTTCGTCTCGCGTGGCCCTTCGTTGCCAGTTAGAGAAGCGCTTCGATCCTCGCCTCCAATAAGACCGCTCTTTCGGAATGACGCCGCTTGCGTCTCGTCAAGATCGATCATTTCACCGGCTCGATACTGTCGGCCGTTGTGTCGTACGCCCCCGTTAAGTTTGAACTGTGCCATATGATAAATATTCGGTTACTTGTTAATAACGTTTTTATTATAACACCGGGAAAAACAAAAGAACCGCCCTGCGGCGGCTCTTTAAGATCGTTAATCTTCGATCGATTAAGCGTTTGTATCCTTGATAAGATACGCGGCGTCCATAGATACGAAGACCTGATCGTAGTACCAAGAATCGCGAACGTAAGTTCCCTTTCGATCCTTGTCGTACCACTTGTCGACTGCGTGATCGCCATACTGCATATGGAATCCGAGAGCGACTTCCTTCAAACGAGGAGTCTCCGGAACGTATGCAAGAAGCGCGTTATCGCCCCAAATGTTAGACATTGACGGGGTTTGACCTTCGGAAGCGGTGTTGTATACCGCACGGCCTACGACAACCCTTCGTACGCCGAACAAAGCGGCGAGAAGATCTTCGGTAACAATATCTCGACCGGTGTACTTGATACGATCAATGATTTGAGCGTTGACCTTCAAAGCGTTGAACGCGTCTCGTCCGAGCGCGAGCGTATTCGGAACGAGGCCGGTTGCGGCTTCGATTGTATCTTTACCGGTTTCAATATCTCCGATCGGATCGGAGTCGTCGGGATCGCTCCACTGACTCGTTCCCGATAGTGTCGTGTTCTGCGTTACGACTGACGTGCTTGTAAGCTGATCCGCGAGAGCTTTCTCGGCGGCTGTCATAAGACGCTCGACGACGTTTTCGGTTGCGTCTGACATAGGATCAAACGCGCCTTCTGCCTGATCGACTTCTTCGTCTTCCACGAGTTGCTTTAGGGCGTGATCTTCGGCGTAGAAGTTAGCACGAGTCCACGCTTTCGGATCGATCTCGTTAGTAGGCGAACCGGCCGCACGAGCGGAATCGGTAAGCTGAAGGTGAGCGCGGTCGTACTCGTAGTAAATACCGCTCTGCTTCTTCACTTTGAACACCGGAAGAAGGGCCGTCGCAAGATAGTTTTGCGGCTTGTATCCCTTCGCGACGTTCGTTAGAAGCGGATCGAATACTCTGTCTTTAGGATTCATATTCCGATTTTAGATTAAGCGGAAACCGCCGAACTGATAAATAGTTGGACTTCGATAACGTCCCCGGCCGCTCCTGCGGCTTCGAGCGCTCGACCCACGATTGTGCCGCCCGTGTTTGCTGTGATTACGCGTCCCGACGCGTCCGGTACAACAACCGCTCCTTTTGTGATAGCGGCTCCGGCCTCGACTTTAGCAGTACCGAGGAACTGTACGCGAACGGACTGTCCAGCGTCTGCGTCGCGTCGTGCTACTCCGACAACGCCGTCGCCTTCCGCGTCGACCATATCGACGCTATTGTCGCCCGAGCCGACCTTCACAAGTCTGTATTGTGTGATCGCCTCGTTTGCAAGGAAAGTTCGTTCGAATGCTTCAATGAACTGACTCATATATGCGTTCTAGTTTAAGTTATTAAGAGTTAGCGGCGTTCGGATCGGTTTCCTCTAGGTATTTAGCCTCTAGGCCCGGATTCTCGCGGAATGCGCGCTTTGTAGCTTCGGCGACGGAAAGATTCTCGTCGTCCTTCATATAGCTTGCTACGAGCTTTTCAACCTTTCCGGTAGCGGTAGTTTCGTCGAACATAGCCGTATCGGATCCGGTTTCACTGAATGCGTTTTTAACGCTAGGAACGGACTTCATAAGTTCGGTAAACGCTTTAAGCTGTGAGCCTGAAAGTGATTCCGCGAACTTCATTAAAGCCTCCTTTGACTTCGGAAGGAAAACTCCGGAACGGTTCACGTTTGAGAATACAAGCGGTGAAACCTTTTCCGAAAGCTCCCTTTTGCGAAGATCAAGATCACGAGCTTGAAGACGTGCCAGTTCGGAAGCCGAAATCTTCGTCATTCCCTTTTCGGAAGCATTTACGCCACCTTCGGGATTGTCGCCGCCTTCGCCTTCTGTTACTTCTTCGCCTTCCTCGGAAGCGCCTTCGTCGCCTTCGCCTTCGTCGCCGGTTTCGGTTCCGTCTTCCTCGCTTCCTTCTCCTTCGCCTTCGCCGTCTCCGGCCTCGTCGTCGGTAGTAGTTTCGCTAGAAGGGGTTCCGTCTTCGGTTTCGAGAACGTCCGCATACTCGGCCTTCTGGTCGTCGGTGAGTTCCTCGCGGTGCTCTTTCAAGTACGCGATTTCTTCCGCCGTAAGCTCGTCTTTAGCTTTCGCTAGGATTGCTTCGAGTGTAAGCATATCGTTTTCTTCGTCTAGCTTGATAATGATATTTTGCCGAACTCCGTCTTTCCCTTCGCTGAACATAACGGGATTCCGTTCGTTCATTGATTTGAAATACGGTTTATTCGTCAACGCGCCGCCCACGAGAACGTTCTTGTGGATTTCGCGAGTTTCCGGATCGTCGTATTCAAAATGGAACTCCGGCGAGAAGTATTTATACTTGCCCGACTCGACGAGATCTTTCCCGTCTTCCGTCCATTCTACGTCTGCGAATAATCCGACACCTTCTTCAACGTCAACCTCCGTAAACCAAGCTACGGCCGGCTTTTCGTCTCCAAATGGTGATTCGTGGCCTTCGGTGATCGGGATCTTTAACCGTAGTCCCTTATCGAAGTTCTCTTTGAACTCGTGTAAATCGCTATCGGTTATGACCATAGGGCCGTAGCCCGGGTGATCCCATTCGCCGACCGGTAGAACTTGAATCCTTTCGGGCGCCGTACCCCTCGATACCTCCGAGAATGTACGAACTACAAGTTGTTTCCGTTTCGAGTTGAACCCCTTTTTAGCCATATTGAAAGTATACATTAGTTTTTTAACAAGTTTCATTATAGCGCGCGTGGATAAAAAAAGATCCGGGCGTCCCCGGATCGATCGATCGTAAATATTTCGCGCGTTGACGGTTTGACCTTGCCCGAGCCTCGCCGTTCCCGTGTTATGTGAATGAATGCGCGTTGACTTTAAGATTCATAATAGGCCGCGACCCCGGACGCGCCGGCGGCGAGTTATGAGCACGCCGCTCGAATCGTTCTCGATCGCCGATACTTGATCCGTGCCGTCATTCTAGCACGCGGTCGATTGACGCCGGAGCTTCGACTCTGTTTATATCCGGGCCATACACGATCAAAGCAAGTAGTGAGTAAAGAAGGATTGCGACGAGAGTGTAGAGAAGAATCTTTTTAAGCATATTATCGAGTTCGTCGCCTCCGGACATACTGTCGGGAAAGCGAGTTCTTTTTAGTTATCGGCGTCTTCGGTTGAATGAGATCGTTTACCGCTCCGCCGAAACGAGCGCGAAGTGAATCCGGGATCCCGTCGATTTCGGGCTTTTGTTCCTCGTCGTTTAGAATCTCGACCCAAATACCACGACAACCGGTATGGAATATATCATTTCGCGCGAACGGATCGTCTTTATCCACGATTCGACCGTCGATTGAAAGACAATAGTTACAAGTCCGACGATCTAAAACCTCGGAGCGTTGAAGGGCGTATATATCGCCGGAGTATGCGCGCATTGTGCGGCGGCGCCCGATATTCATAAACCCGGACATTACGATCCCCCCGGTTTGACGTACAAACGAGTCGATCCATTTATCCATTGCGAGATCAACGCCGGCGACTGCGGCGGCTACTGTATTTTCGCGAAGAAGGGAAGACGTAAGTTCGATTTTCGCTTTATTCTCGATCGCTCCGGCCTGTTCCCAAGCGATCGCGTCGGCGTGTACGTCGATTAAACGACGGGTATCGTTCGGACGTGAAGGCGGCTTCTTTTTCATTTCCTGCGAAACCATTTCTTTGCCTAGTTCGTAGGCTTCGACCGCGTTTTCACGAACAAGATCCCGAATGCTCGTAACGGCGGCGTATCGGATCGACTTTAACCGATCGAAGTCGTTCTTTGCGGCGGCGTCCATTATTGAAGACCGGAAGTTATTCTTTTCCGCAATAAAGATCGCACGGGCGTCGGCCTCGAACTTTTCTTCCATTCGATCAAGTTCGCGTTCGGCTTTACCGAAATCGACCTTTTGTTCCGCAAAAGTTAGTTTCCTCGAACGAGGGCCGTAATAGTTTTTCGAGTCGGCTTCACCTTCGGCGAAAGAGTGCGAGCAATGGCGGCCGCACAAATGAACCGGAACGGTTTCGTACCGATCCAGTTCGGAAGCTCTTATTCGTTCTCGTTTATAAATCGTCGACATCTTCTTCGGTTACGTCTTTAACTGATTTCGTTACGACAATGTCTTCGTCGTCGTCGGTTCGCTCCGGAAGTCCTAGATTCTCGCGGAAGAACTGTTCGTCGGCCTCGATCACGCCAACCGCCCCGGTATCCGTTAGCGTCTTGTATGCGTCGGCGAGTCCCTTTACGTCGACCGTCGTAATGCCGGTATAGTCAAGCTGTGGATAAGCGGTTACGTTGTCGTAGTTCATATCGACAATCTGCTTTATGACGTACTTATTGAATGCGTCGACAAAGTTATTCGCAACCGCCTCGACCGATTGAAGGAATAGATCGGATTGATCGGCCGAAAGCGCATACGAGCCGGTTTCGTTAGCGCCAAGTTCTAGGAACTGCGCGAGGGCCGCTTTTAGAATCTCGCGGTTATGATTTGCGATCGCTTTTTCCGGAGACGCAATCGACCCGGATTTCATATCCATAAACTTGAAGTCCACCTTGCCGTTCCCGACTATGTACGCTTGTTCGTCCGCGTAAAGATTTTCAAGAACCTGTTCGGCCTTGCGCTTTGATTCGTCGTCCCATTCCGTACCTTCCCTCGGATCGGCCATAGGAATACCGAGGCCGTGGCGTTCGTATGCGAGCGCCTCGATCTTGTAGAAGTTATTTTTGAAAAACCAATGCTTATATGGCGCGCGAAGAATCGAAGTTCCCCACCAGTTATCTCCCTCCTTTTCATTTACGATAATCAAAAGTTTTTCGATCGGGATTGAAACCGTACGGGCGTCCGTACTATTTGCGAGTTGCTGAACGATTCCGTCTTCACCGTCGATCGTTTGCCACCGTTCGATCGTCGTCGGAAGGCGCGGCGCCAGTTTACGAAGAACGACCATATCCCGGCCGTTGACCGTTCGAATATCGAACACCTTCTCGAACACGGATACGCCAAAATCAAGACAAAGAAGCGCCTGTCGTATCACGTCGTCCCACGTCATAGACATTTCTTCAAAAAGGTTTTGCGAGATACGATCGGCGATTTCAATATCGCGCTCCTCTTGCGAGGCCGGCTTTATGTACCAGTTAGCACGGCGGATCGGTAGTTTTAAAACGCGAAGAAGTGCGGAGATCGTACCGTCTGACTTCCGCATTTCGTCATAGATCGTCATTGCCCGAACGCCGTCTAGCTCGGGATTATAATCGTGCGAGATAATACCTTTCCAGTTACTCGTCCCGGTTTGACCGTACTCCGGCCCGCGTACTTTTACGTTTGAGTCTTGAGAGTCGACGTTCGCCATTGCGTTTATTATACGTTATTTCTTATTAAAACTTCTTCCTACGTAATCCACTATTCACGCGCTCGACCTTTTGTTCAACGTTAGCGTTCGGGATCGATAGATCCGGCTCGATAAGTTGGAAGCGTTGAAGCGCACACATAGTCGCGTCCGGAATGTGGTCGTCTTTCTTGATCGTCATATCCGAGCCTTCGCGATACCGGAGCCGCTTATGTTGCCATATGGCCGTTTTTTGCGACGCCGGGATTTTGAACCGCTCGTTTTCGAACCAAGCGCGATAGTTTCCGATCATTCGCGGCTTTTCCTTCGAAAAGACGACTTCGTGAACAACCGGGGATAACCTCGCTTCCCGGATCCGAGGATCACTCGCGAACGTTTTCCGAAGAAGATCGTTTTCGAACTTTCCGGCGCTGTCACAATACCAGTGTTGAACACGTCGGGCGATTGTGTATTTAACAATCGCTTCGATAATAATATCAAGCGAAACTTGCGAATACGTGGCGACGTGATCGGAAACCGCATTTTGACCGTGCCGCAAAAGTCCGGTAACGGCCGTCATAGAAGAAAATCCCCAGTCTATACCGCC